ACTCAATCCATAAGCAATTAATTTACGACGGCGATACCCATCTTTTGTACCTTTACCGCCTTCACCATTACGAGACTTTCGGCGCGCTTCGGTGTCGCATGGTTTGCATCTATACCCATAACCATCTTTAGAGTTCTTACGTGTATAGAATGCGGAGAATTCCTTAGATACTCCGCAAACTGTGCATATCTTCATCTACCTCCAAATGAGAATTATTATCAATGGCATCCGGCCCAGCTCTTGTTAACGATGTAACCAGCTGTGAGGTCGAGTGCGTGGGGTGCAACAGACTCTTTGAAGTCATCTGCCGCTCGGTAGAACAGTCCAGCTTCCGAAACGGATTGTACAGCTAATTCACCAGCTTTGCAATAGGCAACATAGAATCCTTCGCCTTTTTCTACATGACTGATGTCACTCCAAACCTTACCAGCTACCAACTCAACATCCTTGAATGCCTGGGCATCTTCCTTGGTAGCGAATCGTTTGAAAGTGAAACTCTTGGCTGTCGCCTCAAGTTGTGCTTCGTCGTGATACGCAATCATCTGCTGGCAATACTCTTTGTTCTTCCAATCATCCTTGAAAAAGTCTACTGACAATCCAGCAGCCTTCAACTTCACATCGTGAATCACCATCGCCCGCTTGGCACAGATAACCCCGCCAGACTGAAACAGACTGTTCAGGATTGCATGAGCACTGCGTGTCGGGACACGGCGACCATCGATACCGTAGATGTACTTCTTGCCATTGGCTTCCCACTGTAACGTCAAAGCCTTCTTGAGCATGTCCAGGGGGTACGCTGCAATCCAGAAAGCATCAAACACTTGCTGACCAACTTGCAGGGTATCTCCGATTGTCTTAGCAATCTTACCAGCTTGTGCTCCGTAGGTCGCTCCATATTTTACGTTTTTTGCAGGACTACGACCAAACACTCGCCCGATGATTGCACTGATAGCCTGAGCCATCTTGGTGTGAACATCGTTCGGCTTGTCCATCATCAGCGACAAGCAGTAGCCGTGATCCTGTGCATCGTACTGCCAGCAATACGCTGACTCGATTCGAGCCTCTAGACTGTCGAAGTCATACCCGATCTGAAACCACCCTGTGGCAACACCAAACAAATCTCGGAGTTGGTAGCCATACAGCGATGTAACTCGTGGAATGTTGGCAACCTTGCGATGCTTGAACCGTGAAGTAGCAGCTCCACAAGTATCCGCTGGCGTAGCGATACGTCCATCCTCTCGGACGCTTGCAATGTACCCTTTCTCTGGTTCTTCATCTGGATCATCCCAGTCAATGCCACCGCCCAGGATCGAGTTGCGACGGTGTTTGTACGTCAGGTATTCCACCACGTCCTTGGCGAATTCAAACTGCTCCGAGATCCGCTCCAAGTCAGGACACATCTCCTTGTCCTGGCCCTTCGTGAAGCTAGGGTTCGTCAAAACCTTCAAGGAGCGATTGGAGCGTTCCAACATCTTCTTCCTGGCCTCTGCCTTACTGATCCGTGGAGACCACCCAAAATGTGCTAGGCGGTCTTCCTTGAAGGCCATCTCAAACGTCTGGTCGAGGTAGCGGTCAATCGAGATCTCCAGCTTGTCCTCGGGTAGCTTATTCTTCTTGGTGTCAACTGTGATGTCCTTTTCCTTGTACTCGCTGGGATTCCATCCCAGGCTCACCAACCAATTCTTGATGTGCGTTGTCGCATCAATTGTGGCAGGCATCGTCGTCACCATGGGCTCATCTGGCAACGGCAGGTCGTGCACCTTCCCGAACATCTCCAGCTTGAAGTCATCCAGCAGCTTACCACCATGCTTCTCGACAAACTTCAGCATGTGAGCACTAGGCTCCAAGCTCTGCTTGAACTGTTTCTTCGGTGGCGTGTAGTCCTTCATAAACGCCTGAGTCGCAGGTCGTGGTGGCAATACTGGTTCCACCTTCACCCGACGCTCTTCCATCAGTGCATCCAATTCATCCAGGGCTGCTTGAGCCTTTGGCATATTGAATGCAAACCCCCGGTGTTCCTGTCGCGTGATGATGTCTGCAATGTTGTGCTCAAGACGAATAGCGGAGATCCACTTGTTCATCTCATCCCGCTGAAACAGGTTTGGGCCTGGTACATTGGGTGCCTGCTTGTTCTTCGTACCATCCATCAAACCAAAGAACACTTCGGTGTTGGAGCCTACGTCGAAGATACAGTAGTAGAGCATGTCGGCAGCAAAGTGCTGGAAGCGGCTATCAGGGTGAATGTGCTTACGGAAAGCCACCTTCTCTGTGTTACCACCAGCTGCCAATTTCTCCAAGCTGTGACCACCGTAACGGTCTGGGTTCAAGCACTTCGAAAGTGGCAAAGTATCCCAGAAAGCTATATCCTTTTCGCCCCACTTGTCCTTGGTCCATGTAGTCAACCCACGGTCACGAACCTCGTACCCGAGCGTGTAATCGAGCCCGATAGTGAGCTTGAGGCTCAGTAAGTCGAAGCCGATCATGTTGTGAGCGATCACCCGACGCATCCTGGTCTTCTCAATGAAGCCCTTCAGATCCTTTAATGGGTAGTGAGTGTACTCAATCTTCTGGTAGTCCTTGAGCGTGTACAGCACGCCACCAACCACCTCTTCATAGTCCTGCCCATCGAACACATACTTAGGGCCATCGTGGAACGCGATGAATTCGCCCGTGTAGTGATTCTGAAACACCACACAGTGTGTGCCATAAGTGGCCTTGAGCTTGTACGGAGAAGCTGTGTAGTCAATAGCCTTCTCGTCCAGAAGACCTGTGGTCTCCTTGTCCCACGTCCAGTCGTCTGGGTGAGCGTGTTGGTGACGTTGGAAAATCATGTACTCTCCTTTGTGTGGTCGAGAAGTATACACAACTTCTCGTTGGCTGTCAATCCCCAGTATTCAACTGGAACTGTTGCATCATCTCTGGGTGACGACGGATGTAATCATTCAGGTCATGCATCGTGTGCGTCTGATTGTCGTAGTAGTATTTCCCGGCAATCGGTGACGTGTTACCTGTCCAACGGCACTTGGTCATTTTCATGAGTGTGGTATTACGCTCGACAACACTCTCAGCTTCCTTGTTACGTTTGAACAGTAGGTTACAGGCAGCAGACTTGAAGATGGCGCTGGTGCCTTGGAAATCTTCTTCGTGAATATCCGCACCCTCTGAGTTCTGTTTACCGCCACTTTGGCTTTTACGCACATGGTTGATGCAAATGAATGTAACACCGTGGCTCTTCAGCAAGCCCTTTACCCAGCGAGAGAATACAGCCTGCTCTTCGTTGGTCAAGCCATCCAAGATATCCTGCAATGGATCGAGGACGATCACCTTACATTCACAAATCACAATCAACTTCATGATCTGCTCTTTCAGGTCTTCCAAACCACCATCACGATCATCCACCAAGTGGAATCGGTGACTACCGTCTTCGTTGAAGAACAGCTCACGCTCTTTCGCCTGAATATCTGGCGTGTCGAGCAACTCACGCTTGTACGCTGTGTCTTGAATTAGGTTGAGCTTGATGCCGATGTGTCGAGACAGAATGTTGATGCCATACTGACCCTTATCTGCTTCCAGGGAAACGACACCAATCCGGTAAGGACTGTTGAAGATCCAGTGGTAGATGCACTCATCCGCAATCGTACTCTTGCCTGTGCCTGACGCAGAGCCCAGGTTGACCCACACCCCGAGAGGGATACCGCCCGCCATCAGTTCCTGTACTTCGTGCATGAAGGCTGGAAGAGGAATCTTCTCGCTGTCCATTGTTGCCCGGATTGCATCACCCAGACTACCCGATCCAACAATACCACTAGGAGCGAATTGCTTGGCACTGAAGTAGGCAGAAATGAACTCTCGGTTACGCCCATTCTTCAGGTACTCGTTGGGATCTTTCAAGCTCATGCTCAGCACATAAGCCTTGCCCTTCGGCAACACCCTGGCAATCGCATCAGCGGCCTTCTGGCCAGCATCATCATTGTCCATACAGATGATGACCTTCTCGAAGCGAGAGAACCACTCATACTGCAATGCAACCTGCTTAGCTGCTCCACCCTCACCGATGGTAGGGCTGACCACTGGAACGTCCTCATACTCACTCTCGCCCGTCGTAGAACGAC